GCTGATCCGCAAGCAGCTGCAGGGCCTCCTCGAGTATTCGATGACGGGGTCGGAACTGCCGCTGCAGACGACCGCGAACACCGACCAAGGCATCCCCTACACCAGCAAGCACCTCGCAGGCTCGGCCAACGACGAAGGCCCGGCGGATCGCCCCGATGACGAGGTGCAGCGGTACATCGTGCCCCCGTGGACGCGCTTCGTCGTGGCTTCGGTCGACGTCCAGGGCGGCCGGAACGCCCGCTTCGTTTACCAGGTTCACGCGATCGGCGAGTACATGGAGCAGCAACTCATCGACCGCACGGAGATCCGCGAGTCAAAGCGTGAGGGCATGGGCACCGAGTTCGCCCCGATCGACCCGGCGAAGTACGCCGAGGACTGGGACATCCTGACCGAGCGCCTGGTCCTGGCCACGTACCGCACGCCGCTGGACGACCGCGAGATCAAGGTGAAACTCACCGTCGTCGACACCGGCGGCGAGGAAGGCGTCACGCAGAAGGCCTACGCGTGGTGGCGCCGCCTGCGGCTCAAGGGGTTGGCCAGCCGCGTGATGCTCACCAAGGGCGGGGCGATGCGCACGAAGGTCGACTGGCACGTGCGCGAGTCGATGGTCGGCGGCCTGCAGGGCGAGGGCGACGTCCCGCTGCACCACCTGAACCCGAACCTGCTGAAAGACGAGGTGCACGCCGGCCTGTCGCGGCGCGAGCCGGGTCCTGGCTTCTACCACTTCCCCCGCGTCAAGGGGCCGAAGAACCCGAACGGCTGGTTGCCCCAGTCGTTCATCGATGAGTATTACGCCGAGGTCCGCAACGCCGACGGGGTGTGGGAGCAGATCCGAGCTCGCAACGAGTCGCTGGACCTGTCCTGCATGATCCGAGCGGGGTGCTTGAAGCTGGGTGCCGACAAGGCTCGGTTCTGGCTCACTCCGCCGTCGTGGGCGCGGCCGTTGGAGACGAACTCGGACGTCGTCACCTCCGAGCAGCGGCGCGAGATCAAGGCCGAGGTGTTGGCGCGGCCGGCGGAGCGGGCGGTACGGCGGTCGGCGTACCTTGGCTGACGGGGTCGTCCGGCGTCCGTTGGTACCGGTCGTACGCCACGCGCACGGCCTCGCGAACGCCTTGGCTGAGGTTGTCCTTGCCGAGCACGAGCGCCTTGGCCACGGTCAGTTCGTCGAGCCCAACCGTGTGGGCTTTGAGCGGACCGAGCAGGCGCTCCGTGCGGGGGCCGGGCTTGCGTTTGAACGGCAGAGGTTTCGTCATGCCGCAATTCTACGGGTAATTAGCGGATAGCGAAACACCATCCCTGCACTTGCGCGAACACTCGAAATACGCTCGCGCCACTATGGCAGTCACACAAGCCGACATCGATGCTTTGAACCAGGCGATCGCCGACGGCGTCCGTCAGGTCTCGCTTCAGGGTCAGACGACGGTCTTCAACACGACCGACTCGCTCATCGCCGCCCGCAACAGCCTCCAGGCCGAGCTAAACCGGCAGGAGACCCGCGCCGCTGGCAAGCGCCCGAGTCAGCGGACCATGTTGTTCTACGGCGGCCGAGGCTACTGATGCGCAGGGCCACGAAGCGCAAGGTCGAGGTCGCGGCCAAGTACGATGCGGCGGGCACCGGGCGTCGGATCCGCGGCTGGACGCCGCCGAACAGCGGCCCCCAGGCGGCCACGCAGGGCCTCGAACTGCTGCGCAGCCGGGCGCTCGACAGCACCCGCAACGACTGGGCCGCCGAGAGCAGCGTCCAGAAGTGGACGACGACCCTGGTCGGCGTCGGCATCACGCCGCGGTTCAAGAACGAGGCCGACAGCAAGGCGTTCGAGGCCTTCTCCCCCGTGGCCGACGCTGACGGGGTGCTCGACTACCACGGTTTGGTGGCGCTCGGCGTGCGCACGTGGCTGGACGGCGGCGAGGCCTTCGTGCGCCGACGCGACCGCTCGCTCAGTTCGCCGCTGCCGGCGCCGGTGCAGTTCCAACTGCTCGAGGGCCACTTCCTGCCGGTGTTTGACACCGACGATTGGCGCGGGCTGCCGGCCGACCACACGATCCGCCAAGGCATCGAGCGCAACCGCTGGGGCCGCCGCACGGCGTATTGGTTCTACGGCGAACACCCGGGCGACAAGCCGGCGAGCCGCAAGCCCGACAGCCGCGAGTTGATCCGCGTGCCGGCGTCCGAGGTCAGCCACTTGTTCGAGCCCAAGCGGCCCGGCCAGCTTCGCGGCGTGACCTCGTTGGCTTCCGTCCTGGTGCGCCTGCGCGCGGCGTTGAATTTCGAGGACGCGGTTCTCGACCGGCAGTTGCTGGCCAACTTGTTCACGATGTTCATCACCCGGGAGATGCCGGGCAAGCTGGAGGACATCGAGTTCGACCCGGTCACCGGGCTGCCGCTGTTCTACGGCAAGGACGGCCAGCCGATCGCGGGCCTCGAGCCCGGGATCAGTCAGACCCTGAACCCTGGCGAGGACGTCAAGTTCACCAACCCGCCCGAGGCCGGCACGACGTTCTCGGACTACATGCGGACCACCCACATGGGCACCGCGGCCGGCATGAGCATGCCGTACGAGTTCCTGTCGGGGGACATCAAGGACATCAGCGACCGGACCCTCCGTGTGGTCGTGAACGAGTTCCGTCGGCTGGCCGAGCAACGCCAGTGGCAGCAGGTCATTCCGATGCTCTGCCGGCCGATGATCCGCTGGTGGGCCGAGGCTCGCATGCTGGCCGGCGATCTGCCGATGACGCGGTTCGAGGACTGCTCGAACCCCGAGCAACAGCCGCACGCGTGGCCGCACATCCATCCGACCCAGGACATCGAGGGGCAGATCCTCTCGATCACCAACAAGTTGGAGTCGGCGAGCAACATCATCAGCAAGCGAGGCGACGACCCTCGCAAGATTGCCGAGAGCATCAAGCAGGACAAGGAACTCGGCCTGGTGGCGGACAAGCCGCCCGCGGGTGCTCCCGCTGCTGCGCCCGCCGCGAAGCCCGAGGCTCAGGCGCTGCGCCAAGCTAGCGAGCGGCACGAGGCCGAACTCGCGCTCACGATGGCGCAGATCGCGAACCTGCAGCGCCCCGCGAGCACTGAACCGACCCCCGAAGCGACGATGGTCGCCGCGTTGATCCAAAGCGTCCAGGGCATGTTCGCCGTGCAGACGGAGACGCTTGCCGAGATGCGCCGCGAGCGGGCTGAGGCGGAGGCCCGGCAGACCCAGGAACGAGCGCAGACGGCCGCGATGTTCTCGGCAATGGTCGAGGCTTTCAAGGTTGCGGCTGGCCGCCCGACGGAAGTCACAACCGCGGCTCCTGTGATCGAGAACCACGTTCAGGTCGAGCCGACTCCGGTCAGCGTGACCAACAACATCCAACCCGCCGAGGTCCTCGTGTCGCTGCCCGATCGGCGCACCGAGACCGAAGTGCAAGAACGCGACTCTGACGGAAACATCGTCAAGGTCGTGCACACCGAGACCACCCTTCAGTAACAAGGAACTGCCGTGTCCAATATCACTTTCAACGTCGCCAAAGGGCGCGTCGTCGAGCTGTACAACCGGGTCAAGTCCAACGACCCGACGAACGCTGCGATCATCCTGGTGCCGATCGAGACTTCTGGTCTCGAAGCCGACGCCACGCTGATCGACGCGGACACGCTCGCGGCGCTGTTGTCCGGCGCGACCAACGAGCAGACCACGATGGGCCGCAAGACCCTGACGGACGCCGACCTTGCGGCGCTGCCGGCGCCGGATGACAGCAACGATCGGTACGACATCTCGCTGCCGACCACCACCTGGACCGCTGCATCAGGCAATGCGATCTCGAAGATCGCCGTCTGCTACGACAGCGACACCACCGGCGGCACCGACGCGAACATCATCCCGCTGACGATGTTCGACTTCGCGCAGACGCCGAGCGGCGCCGACATCCAGATGACCACCGGCGTGTTCTTCCGCGCCAGCTGATCGACGAAAGCGCAGCGCCGTGGCCACTGCCGTCGCCGACAGCTACACCGCCGCCAGCGGAGAGGCGATCTACGCAGGGCGCGCGGCACCCGCGCCGTCCGAGCGCGCGCTGCTCGTCGGCGACAGCCTCACATCGCTGAGCTACGGTTCGCTGCACCCCTATACGTGGAGCCTCGGCATCAACGGCGGCGTGTTGAAACCGGTGGCGAATATCGCCGTTGCCGGAGAGACGGTGGCCGACGTGCTGGCCCGCATCGACAACGACTACACCAACGCCACGCCTGGCGCGGCCGGGCTCGGCACGCTGGGCTGGTTTCTGCTCCGCGTAGGGACGAACGACACGCGCGGCGGGACCAGCATCAACGGAACGATTCAGACGGCGTATGACGACCTCATCACCGCGCTGCTGGGCTACTGTGAGCGCGGCATCGTGTTTGCGGTGCCGCCCATCAGCAGCCCCGAGAGCGGCGCGGGCGTCGGCTCGTTCAATGCGTGGCTGAGCAGCTACTGCGCCGGCAATTCGCGCCTGTTTTTCTGCGACGACTGCACCACGGTCAACAACGGCAGCGGCGGGTGGGCGACCGGCTACGTGCCCGGCGATGGCATCCACACGACGAACGCCGGCAGCTACCGCATGGGCATCGACGGTGCGGCGGCGCTTGCCTCGCACCTGTCCAGCTTCGCGTATGCCTCCCCGCTGTCGACCGATGCCGCCGACGTGTACCCGGCGCAGCCGCAGTGGGTGCCATACCACCTGATGGCGGGCACCGGCGGAAGCACCAGCTTGAGCGGCGGCGGTTCGGTCGCCACCGGCTGGAGCGTGGGCGGCGCTGGCGCCGGCATCGACGGCACCTGCTCGAAAGTGGCCGCAGACGGCGGCGACCCGAACCAGACGCCCTGGCAGCGCATCACGCCCACGCAGATCGCCGACAACGGGACGGACGGCGGGCTCGGCATGAGCGTGGCCCTGTCGGGCCGCAGCATCACCAGCAGCGACCCCAACGGGTTGGACGTGATTCTCGAAGTGCGCATGAACGCATTGGCCACGCAGCGCTTCCGCTACCTGCGCGTCTATCCATACGGCGTCAGCAACGAAGAGCTCACGCCGCCGATGTTCCTGCGCATGGGTGAGGGGCCGACCACCGACACGGTCGTGATGCGCTGCGCCATGCCGCGGGCCGGCACCAAGGTATCGCACGCCAGCGCACAGCTGAACATCACGCTGTGCTCTTCCGAATCGTTCACCGGCAGCATGGGAAGCATCGACTTCCGCTGCGCCACCGTGAGGGGCTGACATGGCAGTCACCGTACAAACCGGCAATATCGTCGGATGGGATGGCGGCCCGAACACCACGCACGACGAGTCGGTCACCGTTTCAGCGGGCTCTGGTCTGGCGATCTTCATCATTGTTGGGGGCGGCTATCGGGTTGACTCGACGCCGGGCGGCGGGTTTTGGAACCTGCCCACGGTTGACGGCAACAACGCAACGTCAGTGGCCACCATTGCTGATGGCGCCAACAACACCACAAACATCTATCGATACCTTCTGGGGAGCACGTCTGGCACTTTCACGGTGCGTTTCAGCGTCGCCGCTTACGCGGGGGGGTCCTACGTCTGCACCATCGTGCCAATGTCTGGGGTCGACCAGACGACGCCGACGGGTACGCCGGTCCTCTACACCACCGGCACCAGTGCATCCCCGCAGTCAAACTCCTGCACGGTGGCCTCGGGCGGGGTGGCGATTGCCGGTCACGGGATTAACGCCACAACGCAAGGGCTGACGGCGGGGGCCGGGCAGACCAACCTCCGGGCCGCGGTAGTGCAGGGCGGAAACGAGTACCTGCACACCTACAAAGCCGACGCCACGGCGATGGGGTACTCGTGGACGGCTACGAGTCCGCAGAATCACCAGGTCATCGTCCCGGTCAACCCCGCGGCGGCCAGCGACACCACGGCGCCGGTGCTTACCGCCCCCACCGGCACCGCCACCGGCCCCACCACGGCGACCGTCGGCGCGACGACTGACGAGGGCAACGGCACGCTATACGCCGTGGTCACCACCTCGGCCACGCAGCCCAGCGTCGCGCAGATCAAGGCCGGCGAGACGCACACCGGCGCCGCGGCGCCCTGGGACGGCTCGGTGGCCGTCAGCAGCACCGGCGCCAAGACCATCGGCGCTACGGGCCTGACGTCGGCCACGACGTACTACGCGCACCTCGTGCACGCCGACGCCGCGGCCAACGACTCCAACCGCGTCAGCAGCAGCAGCTTCACCACCAGTTCGGTGGCGGGCCTGACCTCGAGCACACTCAAGAACAACACCGGCACCGTGCGCGCCAGCGAGCCCTTCGAGGCCTACGTGCACAACCCCAGCACCGGCGCGCTGGTGCTCAAGAAAACCGGCCTTACCAGCCACGCCACCACGGCCGTGGTGACCTTCACGGATGCCAGCCTGACAGCCGCCACCGCCTACCGCGTGGTGTGGCGGCAGACCAGCACCGGCGCCGAGGGGCTGGAAACCCTCACCGCAACTTGACGCCATGGCCCTGACCTGCCGCGTCGACACTGCCAGCCTCATCACCGGCGCCTGTGTGGTGGGCAACCGCGGCCTGGGCGTGCTCGGCTCGGCCGTGCCCAGCACCGGCACCAGCGGCGCGGGCTACCTGTACAACGACCTGGCGCTGCCCGGCGAGGCCAATGACGAGTTCTATGGCCTGATCACCAGCGGCCCGAGCGGGCTGACGAGTTTCTTCGCCTACGAAGATTCTTCGTTTGTCGCAACCGGCCCCGACGGTTCCTACTCGTTCACCTACACCGGCTACAAGAACGGTGCAAGCTACGGCAGCACAACGGTTGGCTTCACCATCGGTGCGGCTGGCACAGTGGCGGGGAGGGCAGACGAGACCGACACGGCCCTCGCGCTCGTTGCTGTCCAGATCAAGGCACTTGGCCTTGCCACTGAGACCGACACCGCCTTCGCGCTGAGCGCCGTCCAGCTCACGACTACAGGCCTCGCCTCCGAGGCTGACACCGCCTTCGCGCTGAGCGCTGGAGCGAGCACACCTGTCGGCCTTGCCACCGAGACCGATACCGCTTTCGCGCTCGGTGCTGTCCAGCTCAAGGCTGTCGGCCTTAGCACTGAGACCGACTCTGCCCTCACGCTCAGTGCCGCACGCCCTGCCGGCCTCGCCACCGAGACCGACACCGCGCTCACTCTGACCGGCTTGCAGATTCGCGGTGTTGGCCTGGCCTCAGAAGCCTCCACCGCACTTGCTCTCGCTGGCCTGCAGTTGCGCGCCACCGGTCTCGCGACGGAGACGGACATCGCGCTGGCCCGCGCGCCGGTGCAGATCCGCTCTGCCGGCTTGTCCACCGAGGTCGACACCGCACTGGCACTGGCGCCGAACGTCCCAGGTGCTGTTGGTCTGGCTGTCGAGACCGACATCGCGCTGGCGCTGGCGGGCCGCCAGATTCGTGCCGTCGGCATGGCAACCGAGACTGATGCCGCTCTGGCCCTCACGCCGATCCAGCGCATGGCACCCGGCCTGGCGCTGGAGATCGACGCGAGCTTCGCGCTTTCGGCGGTGCAACTGAGGGCGGTTGGCCTTGCCACCGAAACCGACACTGCGCTGGCGCTGGATCCTGCCTCGACCGGCGGCACCGCAGACCCCGCCGACGTCTGGAACTACGTTCTGTCCAACGGCCTGACCGCCGAAGAGACGGCCGTGCAGACGCATGCCATGTTGACGGCGCTCCTCGCGAGTTGCCCGGCCGACTTGGCGCTGGTCTTGAAGTTGCTGCGCAACAAGCAAGTCACCAACCCCTCGACCGGCCGCATGACGGTCTACGACGACGACGGGTCGACCGTGCTGCTGGAGGGCAATCTGTTCGAGGATGCCGCCGGAGCGCAGCCGTACCGTGGCCAAGGGGCTGAACGCAGGGAGCGTCTGACGTGATCGTCGCGCGAGGCCTCGGCAGGGGAACCGGCCGGGTCCTCGTCACGGCCGGCCTCGGCCTGGTGAACGCGGCGTCGGGGCCGCCCCCGGTCCTGCCCCCGCT